ATGGGAGAGGCTACAGCTACGCGGATCGTGGATGAATCTGCAGCTAGAGGCACCGCGATGCACAAGATACTTGAGATGTATATATTAGATAAAGGTTATTTGGATGAGACCAACGTTGGAAAACAGGCTCATAACATGGCTATAAGGGTCATAGAGCAGGGTCTATGCAATGTTCCGACATACTACGGCACGGAATGTACTTTGTACTATCCTGGGCTGTATGCGGGGCAAACTGATCTCGTTGGAGTACACAAGGGTAGTGATGCTATAATAGATTTTAAACAAACGAACAAACCGAAGCGCCGAGAGTGGATCGGGGATTACTGTCTTCAATTAGCGGCCTACGCAATGGCCCACAATTTTATCTACAAAACAGAAATTACCAAAGGTGTGGTGATGATGTGTAGTAAAGATAATTACTATCAGGAATTTGTTATTGAAGGTAAGGAGTTCCAAAAATATAAACATGACTTTTTAAGGAGGGTAGATGAGTACTATAAACAAAGACATAAAACAGTTGGATAGTATTGCAATTGCATACAATAAAACTGAAGGTGAGATGAAAAAGATGTGGAAGGAAAAGTGGTATAAACTTGTCAAAAATGTGGCAAGAAGACATAGCGAAATGTATCCGGAAAAAAGAAAGGAAGATAGATTAAACAAATGAGACTTCGAGACTTACAACAAATATTAGATCAATTCACCAATGGACAAAAAGGTACCATGATATCTGATTGTCCTGTCTATATTGAGACCATGACTGGGCATTTAGAAGATGTTAGACGTATTGAAATACAAGAAAGCAATATAATTGGAGATGCAAACCCGGCTAGACTTGTAATAAAAACAGATAAAAATGAATTATTTAAATCAAGAACATTTAAACAGAGTTAAATTGTTCCCTGGAACATGGGGCCAAAGCTAGCGTGGAGGCCCCACAAAATTATGAAAAAAATAACAATACAAAGTAAAGATATAACACCAAAACAGTGGTCTAATTTTATTTTAGAGTTAAATCTAATGAAAAAGTCTTGGAAACCTTATGCAACAATAGAATTACAGGGCCCTGGTGTAAAAAAAATAATAAAAATAGGCACAAAACCATACAAACTTTAGAATTATTCTAAACTGTGCCGTGGTATAGGGGAATTCTAGGGTAATTTTTTTTTTTTTTAGAAAAAAAAAGTGCTTGGCACAGTGGCACACTTGCCAAATTTGACACTTTATCGTTGGTATTGTTGACTAATAGCTGTGCCAAAGGAGCTGTTTTGAGTGGCACATCATGGCACACTTGACAGTATTGTTGAATAGTAGACGATTTTGCTCTGGCACAGTAGTAAAAGTATGGTTAGTATATGCAAGAACTGCATAGAGGTTAAATAAGCATTGGTATTGGCTGTTTATTTTTATGTACTCGGCGCGCGAAGGATTTTTTGGTTTTTAAAAAAACAAATTTGCCTAAAAATTCCCCTATAGTATAAGGATTGATATGAGAAAACTTAAAAAATCAAAATACAAATCTGTCACAATAAAAAAGAAAAGATATTATTTTTACAAAATTACTTGGTTGGATATCACTGGAGATTCCGGACATGCAGATCTACATACAGCATTAGGGTTTATGCCATCTATAATGGTAACTCATGCATATTTATTAAATAAAGATAGAAAAAATGTTAGAACGTTTGCAAGTTATGAAGAGAATGATGAGTTGTTTTCTGATAGAAATGTATTCCCAAAAGGGTGTATAATACGTATGGAAAAAATAAATGAAAAATAAAACGGAGAGAAATCCTACGTTGACAAAGAATATGCCTAATGTAAAATGGGATCAACTTCCACCAATGAAGGGCCCAAATTCACAAGGAGTAAATTATGGCAATGTACGAAACAGTGACAAACAAATGGTCACTAATAAAAAAATTTCCAAGTAAGTATTGGGGTAGATTTATTTCTCAATTGAATCACTATCAAGGTCTGATTCTTTTATTGATTCTTTTATCTCTTCTTCTGGGGTAATATTAATTAAAGTTTTGTGATCATCTAAAATTTGTTTCATTTTAGATTCTAATTCTTTTTCTGACATATTATCTAAATTACCAGATAACACTAATTTTTGGTCCACATACAAACCACCTGCTTTACCTCTAGCTATTTCTGCATTGATCGCAGCAGACCAGGCCCCTTTAGCTCGCGCATCTTCTCGTAGCTTTGCTAGTTCCCCAATGTGTTTTTCAAAATTGATTCCGTACTTTTCTTGTATCTCTGCTCGCAACTCACCAATGTATTGTACAACTAATGGTGCAATTTTAGGGTTTCGTAGCTCGCTTGCTGTCTGTCTAGGTCTAGTTTTGTACCCTGCCTCATAAGCACACTCGCTCGGGCTCTTGCGCCCCTCGTTGTATACTAGCAATTCCGCAAATTTTTGTTGTCGCTCTGTTAAATTTTTTGGTAATCCCATAAACTTGACTTTTAGCGTAAATTATCGTATAAATCAATATCATTAATAGTTCTTTAGTTTATTGTTAATGGGGGGTGGCTTACGACCTACCTTGCTTTGCAATTGGTACAGATACTGACCCCCTTTTTACTTCCTTGCTTGCTCGCTCACACGCTTTCCAATTTTTATATCCATTTTCTTTCAACCAGATACTATGTAAATATAATATTGTGTTGTGTCTTTCTTGATTTATCATAAGTCCCCGTCCTCTATTTCTCTTTTGGTTGTGTTTGGGTCTAATGCTAGTTTTATTTTTTCTTTTAAATCTTTACTATCTTGTGCAAGATAATTTTTTTCTACAATTAATCTTACTTCTTCTTTGCTACTAAATTCAAACTTTTCATCTTCCCATTCATCTATATTTGAATCCAACCACCTTATAACCATACCAATAATTGCCTCATACTTCTGCTTGCGCTCGTACTCCATAGCCTTATTTTTACTATCTCTATAATTGTGTCCTTCATCTCGTTGTGTCATTGCTTATCCCTTCTGCTTGCTTGTTGGTTTTAAATCTATTCCGTCTGCCTCTAAATTATCTAACAAGTTTAAGCCTTCTGCAATTCCTTTAGCTACACTCTCATCACTACAAAAACAAATAATATTTATTTCACCATTTTGTAAATCATATTTAACTGCATTACCTTCTGCAAAATTATTGCCTTCATAACTTTCTTCTGTCAACATATCTCTAGTTATATATCTATCGTCACTCATTATTCTATCTCCTCTATATCTTCTATTGTAAAATCTCCCGCTGAATTAGACCAATCACTACTTAAATAATCAGAGGCGCACGTGTCTAATGCAATCTTCCTAGCTTGTTTCTCATTTTTTGCCTCTATTTCTGTTTCATAGATAGCGTATATAGTTTCTTCTGCTCTTACTTTATATTTTTTCATTTGCCCCTCTTAAAATAATTTATTTTTCTTAAATACTCATAAGCGTCATCCATAGTCGATGTAAAATGTTCAGTTCTATATTCGCTTGGCGTGTCTTCATCTGCTTGACAACACATACCCGCTAGATGATCTGATAATGTTTTAACTTTATTTTCTAAATCTTCTATTTGTTTTATGTTTTCTAGTCCTTCGTTCATATTATCCCTTCTGCTCGCTCGCTTGTTCATTATAATGTTCTTCTGCTAACTCATAAATCATTACGTCTTCAATACCTTCGTGTTTTTTATACCACTCATCCCTAGGTAATTTATTTAAATCAGCTTGCGCCTCTTTAAAATAAATAGCTTGCTCATACATATTTTCAAATTGACTAACACTTGCCTCAAAATCTTTTTTTAATTCTGGCAATTCTTCAAGCGTATAATTATAAAAATTATGCACCTTAAACTCATATTCATTACTCATATTATCCCTTCTGCTCGCTCGCTCGCTCGCTTGTTAATTTAAACGGGCGCTCGCGCTCGCTCGCGCCCGTCTTGGCGTCACTCTTTATAGAGGCGTACACGCTCACAAATCGACCTCTATTTATGCAATATTTAAACATCTTGCACAAATCCCGTATTATCAAATCGCGCCTTGCCTTTAGCATATAAGCCCGCGATTATGTTTTTTGGGTCTTTAAATCTTAAATCAGTTTTATCAGCATTAAAGACTTTATGACCCATAAATTTTTTAGGTAGTTTTTTATTTCTAAAAACTACCGCAACATTACCCCCTAATTTCAAAATTTCTTTAGCGTCCAATTTATTGCTTGACCCTAATGAAAACGTTAAATGATAATTAGGCGGAAACTTACCCGCTATAAATTTTTTCATCCTTATCGGGTTTTTTGTGTAGTCATACCATTGGGCGGTTGGGTATGTTTCAATCAAGCCCATATTTTCTATTTTCAAGTCACTCATCCCGTTAATTCTAAATGCGGGTTTAAACCCTTTAATTTTACATCTATTAATATGTCTTTTAATTTCTTTATGTAATTGCGCCATAAATGTATGACGCTCTAAAAAATACCAACGCGTTTTATTGATACGGCCTAATTGCACACTATTCATTTGACCCCGCCCCGCTGTATTTAAGCAAGTTTTGGCGCACTTATCCGCAAACGGGCAAACGTTAAACCCGCTTATTTTAGCGGGCGCAAAATATAATATTGCGGTCATCACTTTTTTAGATTGACCCTTAACGGTTTTCGGGTTGTTATCTATATTTAATAATTTTTTTGATTTATATAATTTCATAACTATAAGCAATCTTGACAATAACGCCCGTCAAGATTGCTTCTAAAATCCCCCTTTATATATTCCCCGCAACATCTACAATTTTGAAATATGTCCCCTTTACTTGAATTGTCTTTTTTGGGTCTACCCTTAAAAGCATAATTTGAGGTATTACAACTATATGAAGGTTGCGGGCATTTGATTATTTTTTTATTTGACAAAGTCATATATTCTTATATATTCCCATATTAATAAATGTCAATACTAAAAATAAATAAATATAACAATCGAGGTATAAATGAGTAAATCAACATATCCGACTAAATATCAGTTGGA